AATTATAAAACAAGATTTGGATATTAAAAAGGAAATAACATGGTAGCACACGTAACAATAGGTGGTGGCATAATAATAGAAGGTGATATTAGTATAGGTAATCACCCTGTAATACCACCAGCCCCGGCACTCGCAGTTGGTACTGATAGTGGTCTTAACTGGATGTATAGTGTTTCAATATGATTGTACATCGTCCAGTTAACTCTAACGGTCACCTTGTGATTTAAAGCCATAAAAAAGCCCCTTTCGGGGCTTTTAATATTTCATCTTTGATAGCATTGATAGTGCAAATTTATCTTTACACATTGAAGGGATATCTTCCCAGGGATCTTCTAAAAAGAAAGGACATCCAATTTTCCAAGTTGAATGTTCTAAAAAATATTTTAACTCATGTAGGTCTTTTTTCTTATTAGGATCAAAACGTCTACGTGCATGAAAATTATTCAGTTTAGAATATTTCATGTTTAATCTCTTGGTAAACCTGCCGCCTCTTTAAGAATTTCAGTTACCTCTTCAATACTTGTACACATGATTTTTGCAGTCTTCCAATCATCACTTTCATCACGACCGGACACCTCAACCATAAAACCATTGTCATACATATAGACATTTAGATTGTCACTTACTTTTACTAATTTATCAGATAATTTCATATTATTTCCTGTTCTTAAATGGAATAAGGCAGGACAAGCCTGCCATGTTGCAAGATTACTCGGATAGAGTAGATTCTTTCTTTGTAGATTTAGCACGTGCCTTGATAGCATCAATACTAGGCTTAGCCTTGCTAGCCTTAACTGTTACTTCACCTTTGCTTGCGGTCTTTTCACGATCCGCTAATGCATCAGCAATGGTTGCTTGGTCAGATGCATTGTTAAATAGTTCCTGCGTTGCAAGATATTTAAGTGCCTCTACCTTGGTCATCTCACTAGGCAATTCAACCAAGTCAATGCGTGATGCACCACCTTTAGCAAATTGCTTGATACGGCGAACCATATCGTCAGTAAAACGAACCTTAGCATTACCGTTATGCACAGTAATACCTGCTACCTTAAAAAGTTGAGAAGTTTTAGCCATTACATTTCCTTTACATAGCTAGTTAATAAAAAATGCTTTTCAGCACAGTTATAATAATAACATAAGTGGTTAATTTTGTCAATCACTTATGTATCCAAAACGAGTTTTTACCCCGCTTATTTACCCGAAAGAGTAAATTTCTTTAAAAGCCTAGTCACCTCATCTAATGACTTATGACTAATTTCAATTTCAATAGAGGCCAATTCTTCCTCATTTTGAAGGCGTCTATACTTAATAGCATTTATAGCATCGGTAAGTTGGGAAGTAGGCATTACCTCTAGCCATTTATGAAATTGGTCATCATCTAATGACATAATAAATTCTGACAATATTTGTAATTTTTTATCCATTTTAATTATATTTCTTAAACAGTAACCAAATCCCAAGAACCAACTAACTCATAGGGTTTGTTCCATTTGCCAATATTAACATCAACATACCAACCCACATCAAAGTAGTCGGATTGAATATCGCTACGGTCATGATTACCTTCATTCATTGCAGTAAAGATTTCTTTCAAAAAGTCCAATGATTTACCACTGAAATGTTCCTTGAACCAATAGGGGTTCACATCCAAACTATTGTTTTTCCGGATGTACTCAATTTGGTCTTGAGACATTTTACCACCATGGAATAGTTTGCTATCGGTTTCGATATAGTTTTCAACAAAGTCAATTGGACCTGATTTGAGATTCAACACCAATGTTGAATGATGGCGAACTGAAAGTGAACCCTTGACGCCAAACTTTTTAAGAATGGATTTAACGACTGGGGCGATTTTTGCTTTCTTTTCCTGAGACATGTAAGCCATTTAAAACTCCTTGTGTTAACTGATTAAGACTTTATTATAAACCCAAACTGATTTATTGTCAAATTTGGGTAAGTTGTTTTTACGCAACTTCTAACATGTTAGCAGGTACTCTCCAAGTAGATGGGCGACCATTTTCGTTTACAAGTATATACTTACGATTTACTTTTTTGACAGTACCGAGAACAGTACGACCATCACGTGAACTAACAAATTTGACTACTGATCCAATTGTCATTTCACGTTTATTTTGTTTTGCAATATTAGCACGTGCAAACTTAATTGCAGAAATAATACTATCTAATTCGGTATTAGTGAAATCACCGAACATGATTTTTTGATTAACTTCCAAGATAGGGCTAAGACGTTCCATTTGAAAACTCCTTTAATCAACTGAATAAGACTATATTATATACCCGAAACTATTTGTTGTCAACCGTTTTAATCACCCGAATCAATGTCAAATTGATAGGAACAATGAATACATTTGTATCTAGTTAAGCAACGGCCAATTGTAGTACTATTGTATTCATGTTTACAAGGGGTACCATCTTGTCTAAGATTTACCTCTCCAGTACCACGACCATACATTTCTTGCCCGCCGCAATTTCTACATGCACGACCATTATCACCTGTTCCAGTGCCATCACAAACTGGACATACCCCTTTAGTCATATTGACTCCTTGATTACTTGGTTGAGTTAAGTTTTTCTAAAATTTCCTGAGATTCTAAGCGACTTAATATATAAGTGTATGCTAGATAACACATTATACCTAACAATACTCCAATTGAAAATAACGCCGGAGCATCTGAACTTAGTAAAGACAATAAATAGGTTACGCCCAATGCTGTAACAATAACTGAGAAAGTAACTCCGATTGCCTGGAGTAGTGCTTTTGTTTTAATATTCATTTTGATTTCCTTTATGTTTAGGTTTACGATTGTACGCAATTTTGCTTTGCACAACCTTAGGTTTGAACGGTGTGTTGTCTTGAAACAACACACGGTGAGCCCTGTGTTTGGGCTGTTCAATAGTGAAAGATAGAATTTTATTTTTCATACGAGTAGTATATCACAACCCGTATTTAATGTCAAATAATTTTTTGTAAGTCTAAAGTAATATCTTTTAAGACATTATCCCAATTTGCGTTCTTTTGTCGGAATAATTTCATACAACTATAAAATGGGCTGTCATTCCTATTTAAGAACCAACGCCAATCACATCCATAATCAGACAACATTACCCATGTAGGTATTCCCATTGAACCTGCTAAATGAGGTATTACTGTATCAATTGAAATCACAAGATCCAATTGACTAATCAATCCTGCAGTATTGTAAAATCCAGTTAAATGCTCACTATAATTTTTTACATTATATTTATTAAGTAATGCTTCCTCTTCCTCATGGACTTCATACGAGAGGCTTATAAATTCATGGTCGTCATCTACTATTGAGAGTAATTGTTCTAAATCAATTCTACGAAATCTGCTAATGAATGCAATTTTATTGGGACTCCATAGTAAGCCAATTCTTGGTTTCTTCTTTTTACCTAATATTTTCTTCCAAGCATTTTTTATCTTATCATCTACTGTTAGATATGGTGTAGGACTTGGAATGGTATCAATAGTTGTATTGAAACATTTAGGTAAATCCATTAATGCTACATGATAGTTATAAGGAGGTAGAGGATCTTCTGCATTGATTACTATGCAATCAGGGAAGTTAAATTTAAACAAATCTAATAGTTGAGATTTAGTTACAATGGCAATCTTTGCACCTTTACTTTGTAAGACAGGTACAAATCTTATAAATTGGACACTATCTCCGAATCCCTGTTCATAATAAACAACTACAATTTTATCTGTTACATCTTGTGTTCCATCATATTCAGGTCCAGGTAGATTAGGTTTAAAACATACATCACTTTGATACCACCACCGTGCATTATATTTTTTCCAGCCTTCAATAAGATCACCTTTCATTAAATGACATACACTTTCATTTAATTTGTAATTAACGTTTTCTGGATCAAATTGTTGTGCTAACTGTATGAAAGGTATTGCTACATGAGGATAACCGAACTCACGTAATGTATTTCCATAATTGCTATATGCAGTGTGATGTTCAGGTTCTAATAAAAATGTTTTTGCAAAATCTTCCATAGCCTCTTTATAGAGGCCCATATTCCTTTTTACAACACCTCTACTCAAAATACTTTCAGCACTATTATAACTACAGGGCAACTTAAAACTTTCAATTGCCTCTTCATTTAGTCCCATTTGAGTACAAGCAAGGCCTCGGTTATGCCATACAGTTAAATTATTAGGGTCTATTTCTAATATTCTATCGTAACATTCTTTTGCTACATCATATTCTTTGTTTATATAATGTTGATTACCTAATTCTAAATCGTTCATATTTTAATTATATTAAAAAATCATTCTAACTAACCCAATAGTATCAATAGTGACTAACAAGAGATAGTTAGCCAACATCCCAAAACTTTTACGAGAGAAAGCGCACCAAGCATACAGAGCACACCCAGTAATCCAGATAGGATATAATATGATAAGAGGAGGATTAGGGACGGTTGTTGCCATTGTGATTGAACAGCCAATGCTAATCGCCCACGCAAGTACTTCCATAAAGAAACGAAGGGGGTAAGTTTTATAGTCATCTTTAATCCAGGTAAAAGTACCAGTTAATATATCATTCATAATGAATGATAACATCAATAGTAATAAAAATCAATTAGTTCGGAACTAATACTATTTTTCTTTGGCTAGTTACAGGATCAATCATTTCTTGCCAATGATATCCTAACGGAGGTTGTTGTATCATTGGTTGAGGTTGCGGTGTATATATAATAGGTGGTTGTTGCACAACTACAGGAGGTTGTTGAATAATAACCTGTTGCTGACGATTTAACTCATATCCAATTACTCCGCCAATCATAACAGGTGCTATCCACCAATTGGGATTAGATTGCCAATTACGACCATAATTTCCATGATGGTGATGTTGTGCCATTACACTAACACTTAGTGTAATTAATAATAACGGAATGAGTTTTTTCATAACATGTCTCCTATACATATATAACGTGTTATATACTTATTCCGTTGACAGTTTTTCCTTATCTATAAAGGCTTGTAAAACTTCTTCAATATATTTGTTAATTGTAATATCCCGCTTATGTGCCTCTACAGCCAACTTAAGAAGGGTTTCGTCATCTAAGTCAACTTCCATTTGAATGCGTGTATCAAAAGGTTCTCCATTAAAGATGGCTTTTGCCTTTTCAAGGAAATCTTCTTCAAGATCCAAATCAATATACTTAACATCGTCCCATGCTTTACGATATTTAACCTTGCGTTGTTTTGCTTCGGCAATCATAATATCTTTGGTATCAGGATTCAACCAACGATACGGGCGCATATCTTTTGGCCAAGCATCACGCTTAACAGAAATTTCAACCTCATATATTGTTTGGTCGGTAGTGTTGAATATAACTGAAACATGGGCATAGTCACTTTCATATTCTAAGAATCGTGCATCTGGATAGCAGTTCCACTGGTATTCACTGCCATTCGTTATTTTATGGTCAAGTGTTTCATTAATCTGTTTTAGGTTCATTTTGTAAATCTTTCATTAATTGTCTGCATTCAATAATAACATGTTGCGGAACATCAGTATCATCAATGATATTTCGGCAATCATACGTAAAGGTTACTGAAAATTTCTCATCAGGATCTTCATATTCATCTTCAGGTACATAAGTCCAAATTATGAATACTATTATTCCTATAATAATAGTCAATACTTTTTTCCAGTTCACCATTAGTCCTTAAAATTATATTTTAACAGGTTTATTAATAATAGTCAATAATGTTTGGTAATAGAAAATTTGACATTTCAATCTATATTTTTTTTCCTACATTCAAATACACCGGGAAACATCTTGTTTTCTTTTACCAATTGATCCATATATGCGACCATAGAGTCTTTGGTTTTTTCGCATGCCTCTATTTCACGAAATAGACTAATACGTTCTACTTGAAAGTTAGGAAGTCCTGTTTTGGTAACAACTAAAAACGTAAAAATTAACTCAAACATCTATTATCTCCTTTGTTAAACAATTAGCCGCATCAAATTTTTAATGAGGGAATTCATGTTGTATCTTTTCTAAAATACCTCTAACTTCACGTTGTGGTTCAGGGTGTGGTATATTAGTCCAGTTGTAATATAATGCCATAAACATACAAGCATACACTATATAGTCACCATGAACTTTCATACTAGTTCCATGCGTTAACTAAACCCATTAAACAAGTTACTATTGCCACAATGTTTACAACTAATTGAGGACGATTTTTTACACGTATCGTCCAACACATAAATGCTACTGTACCTAATGTAAATGCTACAATATTGTAGGGATAAACACTAGGCCCAATTGCGTTACATACATGTCCTGCAATAATGAATACTGCACCGATCCATTGTAAGATATCGTTTAATTTCATTTTACTCCGAATGTGTTTAATGCTGGTTGCAATGTGTTAATCAATTCTGTCTCACGTGCATGAGCAGGACGCTTGCCACGAACTACTTCAATGACTCCAAAAACAAAACTGTCAGCACCACGTTCACGTAATGCACGACTTAATCCCCAATCTTTGTTTTCTGCTAGGGCACGTTGCATGTGTTTTTGCATACGGCGTACTAATGTCTTGCGAACATTACCTGCATAGCAAACAGCCGTCAAACCAATGTAGTACTCTAGTGTTACTTTATCTTGTATAAAGTATATCACTTGATTGCGGTCTGTTCTACGTTTACGGGTAATTTTTGAGTTCATAAGTGTATTATATACCCAATTTGAGTTATTGTCAAATTTTATATATAACACAAAAGTAGTACTTTTGTTAGTGTACTATTTGTCCGTATGAGGAGTTTATATGGATTTTTATTTCTTTTTTTAGTTCTTTTTCAGTATAACCCATTTCACCTAATTGGTGAATTAATTCTATAAAAAGACCATGAGTTGCGACACCGTACATATAATTAGGGTCATCATTGTCATTTTCAAATTCTTCTAATAATGGCAAAAGTTCATCATAGATAAAATCTGTTGCAAGTTCTGCACTTTGTTCATACTGTTCAATTTCAGTTT